ACAAGGCCAAGGCCGACATCCTGATGGATGAGAACCAGGTCAAGATCCAGTTCAAGGACAAGAAGGCGGTCGTCACCTGGAAAGAGGACCAGCTCAACGTCACCTACGGCGAGGACAAGTCAAACATCCAGCTCACCGACAACGAGATCGTCATCACGCAGGGCAAGGACGCCTCGCGGGTAACGATCCAGGAAGACTACGTCGAAGTGAAGGGCGCCGCTGAGTGCTCCTGCGGCGTGGATGGTCGCTGGGTCTACATCAACCAAGGCCGCGTCAACCTCGGCGTCTCTGGTCCCAAGGAGATGGCGCCGTTCAAGGTCATGACGGAGGCCGGTCCCTCCCAGAGGGTCTGGGCCACCATCGCCTAACGAAAGAGACCAATGCAGAAAAAGAAGAAGTACACCGTCATCGCCGAGTTCTGGCAGGACGGCATCCGACTTCCGATCGGATCGGACGTCTGGCTGTTCCCTTCCGAGGCCAAGTACCGCGGTCACGCTCTTCACGATCCAGAGGCAATTGTGGCCGCGCCCGCCGCTGCCGCAGTGCCGGAAGTAGCCGACGAAGGTTCGGACACCCCCGCCCATACCGCGGTCGAAGTGGTCGAGGCTCCGGTTCGACACAAGCGCCAGAAGCGCCACGCGGATGCCGCCAATGGCAACGCAGGCAACTGAGCACCTGGTCGACATCGATCGCTTCACTGGCGAGCTGATCCGCGGCTGGGACCGCATCAAGCAGAGCATCTACGTCATCCTCACCACCAGGCTGCGCACGCGGTTGATGCGCCTGTGGTGGGGATCGAACTTCATCGACATGCAGGACAAGCCGGGAAACCAGGAAGTCCTGATGCGGGGAATGATGGCCGCCATCGCGGCGATCAACACCTATGAGCCCGAGTTCAAGGTGACCCGGGTCACGATCGATGAGTTCGATGCCACGGGAGCGATCACCATCACGATCGATGGTGTCGACTTGGTCGACGCCGCCCTGAAGAGGGTCAAGGTCGCACTTTAACAATCAAGCGGCGAGGGACATATGCCGAGTTTCGAGTCTCCCGCGCTGTACATCGATTTCGCGAGGCTTCCGCCTCCGCAGGTGATCGAGGAGATCGACTACGAAGTCCTCCTCAAGGTCTATCAGAACAAGGTTCTCGAACTTCGTCCTGAGCTTGCGGCGGCCATCGCGCTTGAGCAGTCGCCGACGAACGTCATCCTGGAGGCTGAGGCCTACGGCGAGATGATCGTCCGCGAGCGCATCAATGCCGCGGCGCGAGCCTGCATGCTGCCGTTTGCGACGGGGTCTGACCTCGACGTGATCGGCGCCCGGTTCAATGTGCAACGCATGGACGGCGAGCTGGACGCCCGCCTCCGCAGGCGCATCCAGCTCTCAATGGAGAGCTTCACGACGGCCGGCAGCCCCGGCTCCTACATCTTCCACGCGCTGAGCACCTCGACAGGCGTCAAGGACGCCACCGCGGTCGCCGAGCGCGGAACGGGAAGGGTGATCGTCACCATCATGGCTGATGGATCAGACCCTGTCCCTGGTCAGTCGCTGGTCGACTCCGTCTACGACAGGCTCATGTCGGACGGCATCAAGCCCCTGACCGACGACATCTCCGTCCTGCCGGTCTCCAAGATCCCGGCGGACATCCAAGCCAACATCACGCTCTACCCTGGCCCCGACGCCTCGCTCGTCGTTGCCGACATCAACAAGGCGCTGACCGCGCTTCGCAACCGGGTCTCTCAGATCGGTCGCGACCTGAAGCGCTCCGCCGTGCTGGCGGCCCTCACCCAAGAGGGCGTGCAGAACGTCGAGACCGACTTCCAGGACATCAATGTCGGAAACAGCGCGGTCGTTTGGATCACTTCCGCCAGCGTGAACGTGTCCAACTTCCGCGAGGAGTAATCATGGCTCAGCGCCTGATGGACCAGATCCTGGCGCCGAACGCCACGGTTTACGAACGCACCCTGGCCCAGCACGTCGATCGACTGCTGGCGCTGGATACGGATCGACTGCGCCGACTCTGGGATCCGTTCCGGTGTCACATCGACGACCTGCCGTACCTGGCCTGGGCGCTATCGGTTGACATCTGGGATACGGAGTGGCCCGAGGCCAAGAAACGGCGCGTCGTCGCAGACGCCGTCTCCCATCACCGGATCAAGGGTACGAAGGCCGGCATGGCCACGTACCTGGAGCTGGTCGACTCCAAACTGGAGAACCTGATCGTTCCTCCGGCGCGCGGCTACCGCATTCCGGCCATGACGAACGACGAGTTCATGTCGTGGCTTGTGCATCTGCCGCAGATCCGGCTGTACCCATACGTCATCCGCGATCCTGCCGGCCCGCGCGATTTCCGCATGCCCGTCGTCTGTTTCCGGAACGATAACTTCCGCGAGCGCAGCATTGGTCCGGACATCTATGGCCGCAAGGCGTCGATCTTCAGGAACGGGTCCGAGACCTTCGTCAAGCTGGAGGCAATGACCGAGCTGGGAGGCCAAGCCATCGAGCGGGTCTCTTTCGGCAACTTCTCGCGCCGGGACTATCACTCGGTGGGGTTCCGCGGTCAAAAGTTCTACTCGCTGACCGACGCGGCCGACAACATCATCACGGTGCGCCTCAACCAGGGTGCATCTGATCTGCTCGCCGTGACGCCGGGGCTCACGCCTCAGGACGTCAAGCCGGTCCAGATCACGGAGCTGCATACGGCCCGGCCGGCGCAGCACTTCCACGACTACAACGGCTCGTTCCGGGGCAAGAACTTCCGGAGTGAAACGGACGCCGCCCACTGGATCTACGATCGAGTGTCGCTGCACAGCAAGGACGACCTGCCGGCAGGCCTGTCCGCTAAGTCCTATCGCGGTCACATGCGATACGGCATCGAGCCCTACACCGCGCAGGCGAAGGTCAGCATCCCGCTGAAGCGCTCTCCGGCTCAGGGTTTTGGTGGCCGTTTCCGCAACGGTTTCCGCATGCCAACCGACATGTCGAAGCTCGACGACGCCTGCGGGGCGATCGTCTCGGCCAAGCCTCTGCGCGACACCGTCCTTGTCGACACGGTCAACTACCGGGTCGTGCGCCTCAAGGACCGGCGGAAGCTGGGATCGTTCAGGCTCGGCGAAATCAAGAAGGTCGCGTAGCGATCTAGGATCAACCCCAAGCCGCCCCTCACACGGGCGGCTTTTTCATTTTGGGAACACCAGTGGAAAACAAAATCATCTTCCATGCGAACATCGACGATGATCCGACCGACTTCACGCGGTTGCAGGATTTCGCCGAAGCTTCGCTCGACCACGTCGTCCTCGACGGCATCAGCGATCTGACCAAGTACACCGGCTTCGGCGTCGTCAAGTCGGCGGTGACCCAGATCAGTGTGTCGCCTGGCCGCCTCTACTCGGCCGGCAAGGTCTACTCCTCGGCCGCGACGGCCTGGGCCAAGGACTTCATCACGCAGCTGCCGGTCGCCGGCAAGCGCATCGCCTCGGTCGTGACCTGGGGTTCGGAGTCGGACACGGACGTGCGTCCGCGCCAGTTCCTGGTCAACGCCGAGACCCGCCAGGCCGAGCCTCAGGCGGTTCCGCTGGTTCACGCCCGCGTCGCCAACCTGAACGTCGTCATCGGAAACGAGGCTCCGGACCCGACCCCGCCGCTGGTGGACGTCGGCTACACCGTGATCGCTCAGGTCGTCCTGACGCCGACCGGCGTCGACACCATCACGATGATCGAGGACAACAAGCTGCCCAGCGTGCAAGCGCACGAGCAGCGGATCGACGATCTCGAAGTGTTCGAGGAGACCGCCGGCCTCCAGATCAAGACCCTCGCGTCCGACATCGCGGCGCTGAAGGCGGCTGGCTCGCGCGGCGAAGTCGACCAGGCCACCATGGGTCGCACCCTGACCCGTCTGGCCGTGCTCGAGTCCAAGAATGGCATCATGTATACCGCCATCGACTCCAGCGCGAACTTCTTCCTCGACCATTCGAAGTCGAAGCTGGACGACCCGCTCTCCCACGTCCTCGTGGAAGAAGGCATCCGCATGCCGCACGCCGCCGAAGGCGCTGCTGCGCTGCAGATCTTCAACCCGCTCGACGTGAACGCCACGATCAAGAATGGCCTCCTGTTCCCGGCCTACACCCGTGAGGCCTGGCTGCAGTCGGGCAACATTTCGGGCGAGCTTCAGGTCGCAGCTTACTCGGTGTCGTCCTTCGACATGGTCCAGAAGACGATCGCCCGCCAGCGCATCCGCTACGGCGAGGAGTTCATCGTCTGTACGAACAGCCTGTTCTGGCAGACCGGCCAGTACGACGGCGCCGGCCGCTTCTTCCGCGGCGGTGAGGTCTACGAGGTCGAGAACCCGCAGGACACGCCGTACCACGCCTGGATCCGCCTCCGGCAGATCTGGATCGACAACTACACCGAAGCGTACTGGGACAAGGTCACGATCACCAACACGGTGACTGGCACCCAGGTCGCCGAGACCTGGCTCCAGGGCCAGAACATGTGGCTCGACGCGGTCGGCGTCTGGTTCACCCGCCTCGCGGGTGCCGGCTCCGCGAACATCGCCATCGTCGAAGTGTCGCAGTATGGCCTGCCTGACCTGAAGAAGGTCATCGGTCAGACCACGCTGCTCCGCGAGAACATGAAGCTGAACGCGGAGACGGTCGTCCCGCTGCAGCCGATCTTCCTCCAGGCCGGTAAGCGCTACGCTCTGGTCATCACCACGGCAGCCGACCACTGGGTCGCTGTTGTTCCGGGCCAGCAGTTCACGCAGGGCACGTTCTTCTACGTCCTCGACGGCGCCTATGCGCAGGGCGATGCGTTCAAGGATCTCTGGATGCGGCTGTATCGCTGCAAGTTCAACCAGGCTCGCGTGGCGATCAACCTGAACCCGCTGCAGCTGCCGGGCGGCATTCTCGCGATCGACATGATCGCAGGAACGGTCATTCCGGACGGCACGTCGCTGACGTACGAAATCCAGGTTGGATCGCAGTGGTACAACCTGATCGACGTCGACAAGTACATGCTGGGCCAGGGCGGTACGATCCCGCCGCTGCTGCCGCTCCGCGCCGTCTTCATGGGCTCGGTCGACTGCATGCCCGTCATCAACTTGGCGGACAGCTCGGTCTACGTGTCCCGTCCGGACGTCTATGCTCAGCACGTCACCCAGACGCGCACGCTGCCGGCGGCATCCACCCAGATCCGTGTCATCGAGCGCTACGAGGCGTTCGACCCGATCTATCACACCGCCAGCTGCAAGCTGCTGACGGGTGCCAGCTTCGGAACGCAGGTCTCGCCGTCGAGCGTGTCGACCTACATCGACCCGGATGACGGTGCGTACGAGCGGACCTACGTGTTCAACCTCGGCGCCGCTGTCACGCAGTACCGCGTCCTGACCCGCATCGACACCTCGACCAACCAGCGTGTGTTCCACGTCGGCTGGCAGAAGGACTACGCGCTGTAAGCGCAGAAAGAACCGTAAATGGCAAAAGAAGCGAAAGCGGCCACCCCCGAGGTGGTCGCTGAGGCCGAACCCGTTTTCTACGAGGTGAAGGTCTCGAAGCGGATCACGATCCACGACTT